TTTCTAAGTAGGCCGTTAGTCCACTTGGATTGTTCCATACAATTGTTTCTCCTGTGTCAATGTCTTGAGTAACTGCTAAATGGATCGTTTTGTGATCCATAGAAGTTTCTATGTCGATAGCTATGCGTTTGTTCATTTTAAGTTTAAGAAGAGCCCGATCTGGGCAAATGAGTAACCTATCCACATGATACCAGCACCCATGTCACCTTTGAGCCACTGTAGCGTACCTACAACAGCGTAGCCGATACCGATAGTACCTACGATAATCATTTCAATCATAGATCCTCCACAGTAACTTCAACCATACGGCCTGACTGCATATCGTACATCAGTGAGCAAGCTGGCCCTGTTAGTCCGTTATAGCGATTCTTAGCCACTGCAACCTTAGTAGTGTGACGTACTGTAGGGTCAGTGCTCATGGAGTTACGTTCAAGAGTGATAACAGCATCAGACAACTGAGCAATAGCACCAGAGCCACGTAGCTGAGATAAGGATACTGCTCCACCATCTTCATGTCCTTTGTCAGCGCTAGGTCGTTTAAGGTGTGATACACAGATCAGTGTAATACCTGTCTCTTGTACCAGTGTACGAAGTCTAGTCATCAAGACATCAATTGACTTGCGCTCATCATTCCCATCCATACCAGAGACAACGAGAGAGATGTGATCCAGAAAAACCACCCTGCAATCGCAAGCACGGGCCATGTATCGAATACGATTACAGACGTTATCAACAGCAAGGGAGCCAAAATGGTCAAACAAGAAAACACGATTAGTACCAAGAGTAGCATCGAAAGCCTCCTTTAATTCTCGTTCAGTTACTTGGGTGTCTGGCAGGTGCAGCTTTTTATTTGCATGTAAGGACATGATACTCCGCGCTGTCTTTCGCACGGATTCTTCGAGGAACATTCCACCGATATTCCACTTGGTAGTTTCAAGGATTCTGAAAAGGATCTCTCTAAGAAACTGACTCTTGCCGAGACCTGAGCCTGCTGTGACTGTAATAAGCTCTGCGCTTCGTAGCCCGTAGAGGAGTTCGTTAAGCCCTTTGAAGGGGTAGAAGGCTTCTGCAACGGGCTCCGGTGTAGATACGCTATCCCAGAGGCTTGATGCTGCGATGATGCCATCTGGTACATAATTTTCAGCTCTCCACCAACAGTTAACGAACTCAGTTGACTTTCCGTTAGCCAAATAATCACAGGCATCCTTGAATCCTTTCAAATGTTTAACAATCTTAACCTTGTTGCCGAACAACTCAGCAACTTCCTTAGCTGCCTTCTGACCCACCTCATCAGCGTCAAAACAGATCACGATAGACTCGAAGCTATCTAGGTACTCATACTGAGCCTTGCAGTCTTTAAGCGCCGCTGAAGCCCCATTACGGATGCTCACAGTAGGCCACTTGCTGCCTGTCATCTGATACGAAGCCAAAGCGTCTAGCTCACCTTCAACGATGGTGATGTACTTCCCACCCTTTTGGAACAATTGCTGCCCGAAAAGTGTCGCTTTCTGAAAGTTTCCGTTGATAGAGAAGACTTTATTTGCTACAGATCGCACTTTATCAGCTACTTTATGACCATCTTCATCGTAGTAAGGGTAGTAGTGCTTTAAATTACCGTGTTCTGTCTCCTGTGTGACACCAAAGTACTCACAGGTCTCACGAAGGATTCCTCTGTCAACAATAGCCTTAGCTTCCCCTACAGTTTTCATCTGAAATACCTTTGTTACTTGTTGTTTTTTAGCAACAGTGTTGTTATCTTGTTCTGTAGCTGGCGTGTACGTGTTGCATGAGAAGCACCACTGGTGTCCATCATCATAGATTGAGGAGCAATCAGAGCCTCCACAGTGCTCACAAGGGCCATGACGTAAGAACTTGGATACTTGTTTAAGAGCGTTAGTAGTCACTTTCTAGCTCCTGTCTTGCACCACAGTCATCACATTGACCGTAGTCCCAATGAGGCTGTGTGTACATAGGGCCACCACAGACGTCACATGTCCATTCTTCGTCGCTTTGCTCCGTGTCCTCGCTTCGCTGCGGCTCTTCTTTGTGTTCATTCATAGGTTTGTCTTTCTTAAAGATACGATCCCAATTGTCATTAATCTTGCTGACGTCTTCCTTACGTCTAGCTGACCCTTTACCGCCGTCTCCATGTGTACTCATTGTTCACCTCGGTTTCTGATTGCTTGAGCGTTTGAATAAAGGCACATCTGCGCAACTCCGTCTGATCTACATGCGTCTGCGTTTGCTTCAACAATCAATGCACACGCCTCACGCTCTTTAGACGCTGACGCTTCTGCTACCAGTTTTGCAAACTTTCCAAGCGACCAAGAATCGGGGTAACACTCCCAAATACTTGATTCTTTAGCCATCATAATAATTTCATCTTGTGTCATGCTTGATCTCCTTGCCAGTTATAGATAGGCCGAAAAGCCCATCCACTTTGAACGGGTGCGTCACCTATTTTTTCAAACTCAGATCGGCCTTGCTCAACGCCCATCTCGTAAGCGTTTTTCATCGCTGTTATCGTGTTCTCGTTTACTCCTACGCTGCGTAGAAGGCTTGTCATCTCAGTTTTTGTCATTGGTTTTTTCCTCCGCAAAGTTCTTTGCTTTGAGTTTGGCTTCAATGGCTCTGGTGATACTTTCTCCAGTTCTTTTTTGGTCAGACCAAATATCGTTCATTTCCTCATCCGTCAGCCCCCGCCACGTAGTGGCATCAACCCATGTGCGTTGTTCCAATCTGTGAGCCTCCAAAGCCTTCCACCAGCCAAACGCAAATGCTGTCTTCTCGGCATCGGTCTGGCACTCAGGTGGTGGCAACGGTTTTGTAAACACGCCCTTGCTGTAGTCTAGATATGGGTTGCTCATGTCTTACTCCTTTATCCCGTGGGCGGCTTCTGCATATCTAACACCTGCTGCAAACCACGCAACTTGTTGAGTTTGATGTGGCGCTTTACAAAATGTGTCCGCAATCTGCTCATCCGTCAGCGGCTTGCGTTGTTGCCGTCCCGTAGGGACATATGGTGTGGTGTAGAGAGGAATCGAATAACGAGTTTCATAATCAGGATAGTTGTGCCTATCGCTGGCAGTCGTCACCCTTTGACCATCTTGACGCACCCACGCCACAGGCTCACCCTGCTCTTTGCACTTGTCACAGTCGTGGTTTGCACAGCCGATCTTTGGCATGTCTTGCTCTTGCTTGGCTAGTGCTTCACGTAGTCTGGCAATTGCAAAACGCGCATCTTGCATTGCAAAGTGGTCGTGTTTGATTGCCCAATACCTATTTTCATTTTGAGCGACTAATTCTTTCAGCGCATCAAGCGCCAGATTCATTGCTTCTTTCATTTCTCAACTCCAAAATTAAACGCAATCAGTTGACAGAACAACCGGTACTGTTCTAAATGTTCTTGATTGTCTTTGTGGGTGTCTTCAATTGATTTTGAAAACTCAGCAACTGTCCCGCTGAAGCAACCGCACACAACACGTACGCCGATAACACTATCTTTAAAAGCTGTTGTAAATCTGCCAGACGACTTGGCCGGCCCAATAAGTAGCCAATCGTTTCTTGATAACACCCAAGCATTACCGGACACCCGAGCATTACCGTACACATAAGCATTATCGTACACATAAGCATTATCGGACACCCGAGCATTATCGGACACCCGAGCATTACCGAACACCCGAGCATTACCGAACACCCGAGCATCGCCAGACACCCGAGCACTACCGAACACCTCAGCATCACCAGACACCCGCGCATTACCAAACACCCAAGCATTACCAGACACCCGAGCATTACCAGACACCCGAGCATTACCATACACCCAGCAATTACCTTCGTGGCTCAGGTTTTCTTCTTTCTCAATCAGTCCTCCGATATCTCCAGCTTTTACATTTCCAAAATAACGTAGAGCTGTGATACGAAGCAGGCCTGTTTCTTTATCTAGTTTGGTAGAATATTTTTTCATATTAGTGATGGTATGTGCAGACCATGTTGCCTACTTGCGCGCGTATAGATTCAATTGATATAGGTTTATAATCTATGCAATTTACGCCCACGTCCATAGACCTACCGAGCCTGGGC